GATTCAAAAGAATTACAATGTGAAGTGGCTTTTTCGTATATAATGAGTCAACTCAATGGCGGTATCTTGGGGTTAATTATGAGCGGTATCTCTGGCGCTATCGATGTCTTTGAAGAGATATGGGACGAGATAGGCGGTGACTCGTTTGCTGGTTTCCCTAATGATATAGACCCTACCTCTCTGGTTCAGGCTATCCTCGATGATGAAAAGAAGAGTATACAAGATAAACTCGACGCGTTAAAGAATATATCCATAGGCCCTTTCTCTCTATTAGATGCCTTAGGCGGTGAGTTCGATACTGCAATCGATATCGCAGAACGCGATATGTCTCGTTTATTAGAGAAGCTACAGGACTTTCTGCAGGAATATCCAACCTTTCTCTATAAACAATATATGGAATCCATAGCGAAGTTTCTGGATGCGATTGGCCTTGGCAAGGTATTAGAGTTTATTACATTCGACTTCTGCGACTTCCTGGAGCTCATCGGAATGCCAAAATCCATTACGCTGGAGTCTGTTTACGAAATTGCGCCGCTAACTAATTCGTCCGTTGCGTCTTTACCAACCATATCAAATATAACTGTAGACCGTAGCGGTTCGTTAAAATATATCGCAACACAGGGGCAAACAACATTCAGTGGTCCAGATATCCATGGCAATAGCGGTTTAAATAATAGTCCAAGCTTTGTATTCATAAATGGCAGAAAAAAAATCCCTGGAGTAATTCCGAGTTCTGAAGTGCTTTATCAGGATAATAGTATTATTATATCTGCGGGAACAAACGAAGGAGATACAATTTTTATATTAGATTAAAACTCGAGTATAAACATTATAAATAACTATATGGCAAACCTATCAGATAAACAAGTAAATGATAATTATAGAAAGGCGAAAGTCGATTCGCGAAAAAGGCAGTGGACTGATTTAGATTTATCTTTAACTATCCATCCAATCCGTAAAGATATTGTACCTTTACGTGATGATGTAGCAATAGGTAATGCTCTGAAAAATTTGCTCGTGTCTAATTTTTACGAAAGGCCGTTCGCAGTAACAAAAGGTGCTAACCTTCGTTCGTTATTGTTTGAGCCTGCTGATGCATTTACAAAAATCTCAATGCGTGATAATATTAAGCGAGTGATACGAAGGTTTGAGCCTCGTGTAGATTTATTAGGAGTGGATATTAAAGATATGCCAGACAATAATTCATATAAAGTAATAGTCAATTTTCGTATAAAAGAAAATGATACAGACGAATCAGTGGATATCGTACTCAGAAGATTAAGGTAAAATTATGGCAACCAATTTAAAAGTAACAGAATTAGATTTCGATGATATTAAAAATAATTTAAAGAACTTTCTGAAACGTCAAAACGAATTTAGTAGTTATGACTTTGAAGGTTCTGGTCTCAATATATTATTAGATGTACTCGCATATAATACTCATTACAATGCGCTTAATGCTCATTTCAGTTTAAACGAATCCTTTTTGGATTCTGCTCAGATCAGAGGTAATGTAGTTACCCGTGCGAAACTATTAGGGTATATACCTCGTTCAGTATTATCTCCTCGTGCTGTTGTTAATATTACAGTAGACTTAACAGGTTCTGCAGGTGAAGGCCATAACTTTGATAATCCTTTAACACTTACAAGAGGTACTAAGTTAAGAACAGTATTACCTGATGGTGAAGAATACAAATATCTTGTTCTCAATAATAATACAGTAAATGATATTGGTGAACAATATATTTTTAATAATGTTACTTTAGTAGAAGGTGAGTTAAGAGAACTCAAGTATCGAGTAGATAACGATATTGAAAACCAGAAGTTTCAATTATCTGATGTGAATGCAGATACTTCTACTTTAAGAGTCAGAGTACAAACAAACGAAAACAGTAATAGCTTTGACATCTATACTCAATTTGAATCATTAGATAAAGTTGATTCTGATTCAAAAGTATATTACTTACAGGAGAATCCATCAGGGTTCTATGAGATATACTTCGGTGATGGTGTTACTGGACGTAAGCCAACTAATAACGAAGTTGTAACTATTGATTATGTTATCACAAGTGGTGCTGAAAGTAATGGTGCTACAACATTCTCAATGATTGATTCTGTTGCAGGATTTACTGCAGATACTCCATCAACTGTAAGTGCTTCAATCGGTGGAGTTGAAAAAGAGACAACAGAGAGTATTCGATTCAATGCTCCACTCACATTCATTACTCAGAACAGAGCTGTTACTTCAGAGGACTATGCTTCTATAATTAAAAAGAACTTTGCTAATGTTGATAGTATATCTACATGGGGTGGTGAAGATAATGATCCACCTGATTATGGTAAAGTTTATATATCTATTAAACCATTATTAGCAACAAGTTTAACTGATTCAGAAAAGAACACAATTAAAGATACAATATTAAAAGGTAAGAATATTGTTTCAATAGTACCAGAGATTATAGATCCAGAGTTTACATATTTAGAATTAGATGTGTTCTTTAAATATAATCCAAACCTTACAGATAGAGCTCCGGTTGATTTAGAATCAGTTGTAAGAGATACTATTACGGATTATAATTTTGATAACTTAAATAAATTTGATGGTGTATTTAGATACTCACAATTAACAAAAGCAATTGATAATGCTGACCCATCAATTATTAACTCAACATTACGTCCAAGAATGTATCAAACATTTACACCAACAGCAAATGAAATTAATTCAAAAGAATTAAAATTTGCAGCTCCATTTTATTTGTCAGGACAATCAACTAAAATGATTTTATCTTCAACAGGATTTAACATTGGTGGTGTAAAGCATTACTTTGGTGACATACCTATTTCAGGAAGTACTAAACGTCAAGTAATAGTTTATAAACAACTTGACGGTGAGAACATTACATTAATACCAAACGCGGGTGAATTGGATCCAGAGAAAGGTACTATCGTTTTAAATAGTTTTACACCAGATGATAATACAGCAATTACTATTACAGTAGTTCCTAATAGTTTAGACATAGCACCAAAAAGAAATCAATTATTATCAATAGTAAATGATAAAGTTATAATTAGTCCACAAGTTGATACTATTGCAGTCGGTGGTTCATCAGGTTCTATTGATTATACAACAACATCGAGAATTAAATAATGCCATATAGAAAGACATATTCTCCAGGCGTTTTAGAAAGTAATACTTCTACGCTTGAAGGTACTAAAGAAGATATTCGTCTTGACCAATTATTACCAGAGAATATAGTTAATGATAATGAGAAGCTAAAGAAATTTTTAGAAGCTTATTATACATTTATGAATATGGACGAATTCATATTCACAGAGAATGAAACATTTACAGATAGAGTTGCAAATGGTCAAGTAAGGTTTAGAGTAGCAGACCCTAAGAATGAAAATAATAAATTCTTTAATGATCCTACTGGTGCTGACTCAGTACTTAAAGTAACAAACGTTGTCACTGGTAATATAGATACTATTCCATTAAGTTCAAGGAACGTAAGGATATCAAACGGTAATGAATTACCAGGTTCATTGAAAGGTACAACAAACCAAACAGGTAAAACATTAACTATTCTAAATACATCTGTGAACGGTATAAAGTTAGGTGATACACACCCTGGTGACCAAGATCCTAATACAGCTGAAACTCCAAAGTATGAAGGACAGATTGCGACATTAGTAACTCCAATTACTAACTGGGTTGGTCCAGGACCATCATATGTTATGAATACTATTGAAGAAGCAATGGACATTGATAGGAATGGTTTAAATTATTTGGAACTAATGCAAAAAGAAATAGCAGCTACGGTTCCAAGGGCAGTAACAGTTAATAAAAGAAATCTTTATAAACAAATAATTGATTTTTATAAACTTAGAGGATCAAGAGAATCTATTGAAATCTTTTTTAGATTATTATTTAATGATACTGCTGAAGTAGAATTTCCTTATGACTATACATTAATACCATCATCTGGTGCATGGGATGTTAATTCATCTTTACCAAAAGGTGGACAATATTTAGACAGTAAAGGTTTCTTATCTGATAGAATTAAATTACATGACAGTCATAGGTATCAAAAGTTTAGTTATTTAATTAAGTCAGGTATTAATGTATCTGATTGGGAATATTCTTTTGATAGATTAGTTCATCCATCTGGGTTTATATATTTCTCAGAGATATTAATATTCTTAGAGTTTATTCAAGGAGCTATTACTAATCTATTTAGTAGAATGCCAGATAATCAACCAGGTATTGTTGGACCAGAAGATATACCATTAATCATAGAGGCTTTTGCTTCTCAATACTTACCTAATGTAGAGGCCAAGATACATCGCTCTGCTCAGATATCTTTAACACTTAATACTTCTGGTGCAGTCACAGCAGTTGATATATTAAATCCTGGATATGGTTATGCATCAGATCCATCAATTACATTTAATGGAACACCTAAGACAGGTCAGACGGGAGTAAATCCAAATATAAGTATAACAGTAGATAGTAAGGGTAGATTACAAGAAGATAATATTACAATAAGTAGTGGAGGTAGTGGTTGGCAATCGCTATTTGCTTCAGTCGCAGCTAATACAAATGCTGGCAAAATATCTACATTAGAAATGATAGGCAAAGCTAATAAAACATATTCATCTGCACCTACTATTGTACTAGATGCTCCTACAGCTAAAGATTCAGATGGTAATTTATTAACAAGTAATGTTCAAGCTACTGGTACATTTACTTTAGATGCTGAAGGGGAAATATCTTCTGTTAATATAACAAATGTAGGTAATGGTTATATCCTAGATCCTGGATTGAGAATCAATAGCTCATCAATGAATGAGAATAGGGTAAAAGAAACTCCTGAAACTATTTTATTACAATTAAACCATACAGACCAAAAACCATATTCAGGTAAACAAACTAATCCAACAGGACCAGGTTCTGTTAGAGCAAGAACATTATATAATGGTGGATTATTAAAAATTGGTGTATTAACCTCAGGACAAAACTGGACAGTGACTCAGGAATCAACTGGCAATACAAAAGAATTACCAGCACATGAAGTTAAGTTAAGAAATAATAATTTTAGAACCATTATAAATAATGGATATAAACAAAGAAGGGGTACAACTAACTTCTTCACATCGTCTAGATTGTTTGATAGTAACCAAACAATTGAGTTTTTAGGGAGCAATACTCTTCAAACTATAGACTCAACTAATATAAATAAATATAACACGTCTACTTTTATAGACATTGAATAAGAAGGGAAACAATTATGGCAGCAATAGTAACATCAAATTTTAGAGTTTTAAATGCAGAAAACTTTAAGGCAGATGTAGGTACGGATAAAGTATACGTTGGTATAGGTAAAGCAGATGCATGGTCACCTAGTACATCAGACGTAACAGATGATCCTGTCTCACCATTATATCTACCAAATGATCATTTGGACGATGAAGGTCAGGCAAGAGCTAACCTACTTGCATTAAAGAAAGTCGCAGCAAGTGATATATCACACGTAGTAACCAGACATAACTGGGCATCAGGAACAACATACGATGATTGGGATTCAAGTGATCCTGATATCTTTGATAAAGTATTCTATATATTAACATCAGAGTTTAAAGTATATAAATGTATATACTCTCCTGGCACTTCATCAACAATACAACCTGTACAAACACTTACAGCTCCAACAGCAGAGTCTGATGGATATATCTGGAAGTACATGTACACTATATCAACAGCAGACGCTGAAAAGTTTCTCACAACATCTTATATGCCTGTTAAGACAGTTTCCCTAGACTATGCAGATGATGATGCTGCAGAAGCTGCATTGTCAGAAGGTGATTACGCTCAGTACTTAAATCAAAAAGCATCAAGAGACCATGCTAATGCTGGAGGTATTGAAAGAATTCATGTAACCCAATCAGGTAGTGGGTATGATTCAACTCCTACTGTTACTATATCTGGTGATGGTAGTGGTGCTACAGCTACAGCTGTTATGGCTGGGTCAGGCGGAACACAAACGGTTTCATCGATTACTGTTACAGCAAAAGGAACAGATTATAGAGTAGCCAAGGTTAGTTTCTCAGGCGGTACTCCAGATACAGTTGCTGAAGCAAGTGTAATTCTTGCGCCTAAGCAAGGACATGGTGTTGATCCTGTTAGAGAATTAGGTTCTTTCTTTATATCATTAAATACTAAACTTGATAATTCATCAGGTGATGATATTACTACAGGTAATGATTTTAGACAAGTTCTATTACTAAAAGATCCACAAGTACATGACTCAAATGCTTATGGTGGTAATGCAGCTACTGCAGATGTAATTAAACCAATGAGTGGTTTAGATATAGCATCAGGTACAATTGCTAACCTACAAGTAGACGAAGTGATTGTTGGTAATAGTGCCAATACACCTACTGCATTTGTAACAGAAGTAGATACAACTAATGGTATTGTATATTATCATCAGAATGATAAGACAGGATTCGAAGTATTTGATGACGGCGAAACAATTCAGGGTCAGACATCTAGTACATCTTTAGTATTAGAATCATCAAATGCAAATGTTGTATCAGGTACCGGTGTTGATAGAAGATCGGGAGAACTCTTATTCTTAGAGAATAGAGCGCCAATTAGTAGAAGTGCAACACAGATTGAAGACATTAAAGTTATTATAGAATTTTAATAATAATAGGAAATATTTATGGCAACGACAAACATATATCATAAAAGCGATGTGACCGGAGGATTTGACG